CCCAAGATCCGATGCATACTTGAACAGGAGAGGATAATTACCATTCACTTGATTTAAGTTCAGCTACAGATCGATTTCCAGTTCACTTACAGCGAAGACTATTATCTCTTATTTATAAGGATAAATACTTTGCTATACAGTGAATGAAAATACTAACCGATCGAGAATTTCTAACTCCCGATGGAAAATCCTTTCTGCGTTATGCAGTAGGACAACCAATGGGTGGTTATAGTTCTTGACCTGCCTTTACCCTATCTCATCATTTGGTTGTACAATGAGCAGCTTATTTATGTAATAAGTACCCATTTACAAATTATATCATGTTAGGTGATGACATTGTTATTAAAGACAATGAAATTGCCAACAGATATAAATCCATAATGAATAAGATGGGTGTAGACATCTCAGAAGCCAAATCACATGTATCAAAAGATACATATGAATTTGCTAAGAGATGAATACGAGGTGATAAAGAATTAACTGGTTTACCAATGAGAGGATTACTTGATAATATCAAGAATCCCTTCATTACATACGCAATATTATATGACTACTTAGTAGTCAAAAATAACTTGTATATGTATGCCGGTAGTCTTTATGGTTTGGTATTGAAAGTGTATAAGCAACCGTATTGAATTTATCAACCAAAGAAGAAGAAATTTCTTCTTCAGAAGTTGGTAAATATTCAATATCTTGTCAAAGCTCTGGAAATCTATTCCTTTGGAATAAAATACCTTCAAAATAGAATGTCATATGATGAAATACGTAGAGTATTTTGTCATAGATTCTATAAGAATGAATTTTATTCCCTACCCGGACCCGAAGTAATGCGATCTGAAATAAATCGTATCTTCAGTCTTGGGCTGGTAGGAATGGCTTCGAAAAGAATCGAAGATGTTGGGACGATGGTAACTGATATAACCAAATGGTTTAATATCATATCATCAGAACCAAACGATCTAAGATTCTTTCCGATCTTACATGGTTGTTTAAATCATGTAAGGAACCTGATCAAGATCAACTCTGGATTGGAAGAGGAAACTCTTTCACTCCAGGATGCAGTTGATCAATTGGTTCACTTAGATATTAACAGTATTGTTATCGAATCAATAACAAAAATCTTGACGCTAGCAACAGCTGTAAAATCTCTAAGAGAAGGTTTTAAAGAACTTGCCAATACTGAAGAAATATACTACGGTTCATCAACTGGAACCGACAGTATAACTCCAGGATTTGGAAGTACATTTAAGACAACCAATCAAACTGTATTAAATGATCTTGAAAGAATCAAGAACAATGAGTATAAATCCTTTGATGCTTACGCAAGCTCTATGATGAGTGCTTGAGAA